TACTGAGGTTACAAAAAGACCTACCCTTTCTATCACCCATGCTCTTTCTCTTTGGTTACAAAAATGGTGCTTTAGTTTTGTAACTGGCTCTCTTTTCTGTCTCTGTTTTTGTAACACCCCAGCATTTTTTCTCTCTGAGGGTAGCCTCTAAGGGGTCTTTTTTGGTTACAAAAACAAACTTTTTTTTTGTAACTAAGCATTAGACCACGCTGCGTTTTTGTAACACCCCAGCAAACTTTCCTGTCCAGTGTAGCCTAAGAGGCATAAAAATAGGCAACATTTGACTGAAAGTGAATTGAAAGTGAACCTGAAAGTGAAAAATGGCGACCAGTGTGCGTTTTTGTAACTGCGGTTTTTTGTAACCGCGCGTTCACTTTCAGTTGTTTTTGTAACTAAGTCCGCCTTGTTTTTGTAACCGAGCGGAAAAGGGTTTGCTTATAAATGTTTTCTATATAGATTATGGTTTTTGTAACTAACCAAAAAGTATATATGCTATCGATGCCCATGTCAAACCCCCGGCTCGGCCTTTTGTTTTTGTAACCACTCACCAAGGTATTTTGTTTTTGTAACCATATCACAACAACGTATTATTTCGACAGGTTCATAAGGGGCGTCCTCCCTGCTCCTATTATGACAACCCACACACGCGAACCAACCCCGAAGTGGTGTAGCCCATGCAAGAAGACCCGGCGCGGTATCACAACCGACGACGGCTTTCGATGTGCTGCATGTGCTGAGGACATGGGCTTGACTGTCGTTGATGCCCCTAAGCACTCCTTCACATCAGCAACCGCCAAGGCAGCACGAGCGGCCCAAATTGCGACCGCTGACGGCACAATGAAGCGCAGGGCAGCAGCAAAGAAGGCAGCAGCCACACGACGACGCAAGGCAGCCATAGCAGCACGTAAGGCCATGTTTGACGGTATGCAGCGCATGAACTCAATGATGATTCAATTCATCCCCATGAACGCCCCTTCGGCTGTCTGCCGTGGCTGCAAGGGTCGCGCCGACCCTCGCCGCGTCGAATGGTTGTCCCGTGACTTCAAGGCGTGTGTATGCTCCGAGTGTGTCGAGAGGGTGAGCGCATGACTTTTTGTAACCAGATTGTATGCGTCCACACTGAGATGGCGTCCATCAAACGCCGCCGTGCGATTAAGGCACTTGTCCCGCTTGCTGTGACCGGTAACGTGTGGGCGGCTCGTCGTATCCGAATCCTCGTTGAGATGGAGCAGAAACTCGGGACCATTTGATTTTGTAACCAGTGGTTACGATTTTGTAACCACTCTCTATGGTTTTGTAACCAGTATGCATCCCTGATTTTTTGTAACTCTCTGTGGTTTTGTAACCAGTTTTTGTAACCATAAAAAACACCGCCTATTGTTTTTGTAACCATGTTTTTGTAACCACCCACTTAATCAAAATGTTTATAGGCGGAGCCTACATCTCGGTTCATGGACAAAGACCCATTGGCAACATCAACCCGAAAGCACTTCGCAGAGATGACGCTCAAAGACCAGATTGAAACATTGAAAGAAGCAGTTGAGGATATAGGCGGACCAGATTGGTATGACGCCGAGGCTCATCAAGCCGTTATCGAATACCTCAAAATCATGGAGATGGTCGCATGAGTTTTGTAACCACGGACTTGAGGCTACACGATATGGAATGGGCTGTAATTTCAAGCCGTTTTGTAACCAACGACGAAGAGTTCCATTATATGTGGCAATGTGAAGATGAGGTTGATTCGCCCCCGTGGAAGTTTTGTAACCACTGGTTGGGTTTCAATGGGTATCTTATCAATCTCGGAGAAATCTGATTTTGTAACCAATGGTTACGATTTTGTAACCAAATCTCTCTGTGTCTTTTTGTAACCAAATCTCTCTTTATCTTTTTGTAACCAAATCTCTGCGTTTATTTTTGTAACCATGTTTTTGTAACCATCCAATGCGTAGCAGCCCATTGTTTTTGTAACCAAGTAGTAAATCGACAGGTTTATATGGGGGCTAACGGTAACGGTGGTATGGACGACCTAACGACCATACAGAACGAACGAAAGACCCGCGAGGAGAAGAATGCCAAGGCTGACGCCTTGACCTCTATCCTTGTGGAGATTGAAGGGGCGATGGAAGAGATGGAGGACGACTACAAGTTGGTTGACTCCACCCTCGACATCGACAAGCCAAAGAACGACGACGAGGAGGCTTTTGTCCACCTTTACCGCGCGTGGCTTCTTCTGAGCAATCAACTTTGAGCGTTTTGTAACCAGATAATACTGCCGAATGACGGCCCTGATATACCCCCGACCCCGCCGCTTTTTGTAACCAAAGAGCGGTTGGGGTCGAACCCTTTTTGTAACCACTTTTGTTTTTGTAACCAAAGTTATCGCGCATATTGTTTTTGTAACCAATTACATTCCAAACATTTATATGGTGAGGCCCACTCCCTTAATTTGTAATAGGAGGTGAAAATCTGGCTACTAAGAATCCTAATCGGACCTATGTTAAGGGCAAGTATGCAACAGCACAATTTGTTGCTAACCTGACCCCTAAGATGAAGGCGACACAGGCATCACTTGATGAGTTCCACGAGAAGCGAGCAATCGTTCTTGAAGAGAACCCCGATGCTACTCCACGTCAAGTCCGCGACCTAATCAAGACACTTTGAACAGTGGTTTTGTAACCACCCTGAAACATCCCTCGCCCTCCCTGCTGACTTCCGGGTCAGTTGGGGAGGTCGGACTTTTTTTTGTAACCACTTTTGGTTTTGTAACCACTTTTGGTTTTGTAACCACCTCTCGTTTTGTAACTACTTTTGGTTTTGTAACCATCTTTTTTTGTAACCAACTAAAAGTTACAAAAATAAATGTTTTTGTAACCACAATAAATATTGTAAAAAAACACTAAAAGTTACAAAAACAAATGGTTTTGTAACCAAACCCCTCAATCCAAACAATTATATGCCTAACCCAACTACGTAGGGTTATGGAACAACACGACATGCACGTTAAGGCTCAGGCCTTCGTATTATGGGCAGAGGAAACAACACACATAGCCTTAGAGAATGCCCGAATTGACGAAGAGATGAAGGCAGAGAAGGAACGATTGGCTAACCGCACCCCTGAGCAAATCAAGGAAGACGAACGGATTGACGCAATGGAGAAGGCAGCAGACGCGGCACTTGACAGGCACATGCAGATGGCCGAGAACAGGCATTTTGAGATTATCGGCGGCGACCTTGACCCACAGGAGCCAGAGTGGTATTGAGGTGATGACATGAATTGTTTAGTGTGCGATTGTAAGTTACCTAAGAATTGGAGCGAGAAGTTTTGCAGCATCGAATGTTTGTCAATTGAAGAAATGTGCGCGGAGTTTGATGATTGAGATTTTGTAACCAAAAATTAGTTACAAAAACAATTACAACAAATAGGTGGTTACAAAAATAAATGGTTTTGTAACCATGTCAATACCAAAGTCGCGGTTACAAAAAGTGGGTGGTTACAAAAACGCTAATTCAAAACAATTATATACCTCCAGTCGCTCCTTTAGATTAGTGGAGGAAGAGGAAGGCACGACCACCGGCGCAACACTCAGAGCAAGCGAGCGATAGAGGCGTCGGAAGAACAGTCAGTAAGAAGCAGCGAATCAGAGTCCCACCCCCCGAAGGTAAAAGCGAACGTCTAAGGCTTGCATAAGACAACGAGAAAAGCCGCCGGGGGGGAAACTCCTTTTTGTAACCATCTTTTTGTAACCATTTTTTTGTAACCGTTTTGTTTTTGTAACCAAATCTCTCTCTCTTTTTTTGTAACCAAATTTCTCTCTTTGTTTTTGTAACCACGATTGTTATTCCTACGGTTACAAAACCAATTGTTTTTGTAACCAAGTTAGAAATCGACAGCCTTAAGTAGGGACACCTTCTCCGAGTAACATGGCTCTTGAAGCGATTGTGAGGAATGAACAAATGAAGCGAACGATGAAATTGTGTTTCGGCACTGGTTTTGTAACCTTCAAAGAAGGTGACAGCAACCCTGTCAGGATTAGTCCTGTGTCCGATTCTACAATGTGGGAACTGTTCGACATGGCCCGTGAAGCGAACTACACAGCGGAGATGGTAGCATGAAGTGGACTAATCATGTTGAGTGGCGCAGCAGCGAGGAAGATTTTGCTTACTGCGCTCATATCCTCGTTCGACAGAACGTCAAGGGCGCACGAAGAGAGATGCACGAATATTATGCAGATTATGAGGAAGTCCTTTGGGGTCACGCTATTGAGTTCCTTGCGAAAGGCTTCTCGGTCATTTCACTTGACTTGTATGAGGTATCTTGATTTTGTAACCATCTTTTTGTAACCACTCTCTATCCCTGATTTTGTAACCATCTCTCTCTGTGGTTTTGTAACCATCTTTCTCTCTATCCCTGTTTTTGTAACCATCTCTCTCTATCCCTGTTTTTGTAACCATCTCTCTTTTCTCTCTCTTTCTCTCTTTTTGTAACCATATGTTTTTGTAACCAGTTGCCCGGCGTGTTTTTGTAACCATGATATTTTGGGCTGAATTGTTACGCCTACGTGAGTCATGCGATTTCGTGCCGTGGTTACAAAAACCACGGCGGACCCAAAAACGTCCCGGAAGGGTCGAAAATGGTTACAAATCCGACGAGTATTGATATACCGGCATCCTTTCGGCAGGGGTATGTCATACGACATTGAAACACAACTTGAGAACGAAAACCCGCAGACAGCGAGCCGCTTGACGGCCCTTGTCGCGGTTGTATGGAGCCTATCCTTTGGCTTCATTCAGAGCGTAGTAAAGGCGGCCGGAGTCCCGGCCCTCACTCGCTACGACGACCGACGAAAGACCGCACGGAGCGCGCATGCAATCCGTGAGTCGCTGGCCCACATGTGGGACATCATGGAGATAAACACAGCCCCGCACTCATGGGGCTTCCTCCCTGCGTCCCTCATTGGACACGAGAAGGTGAAGCCGATTGGTTCCCGATTGCAGAACGCAGATATTGACGTTGCACTTCGGACCTATGCCCTAAATCCAAAGGGTGTTGGCTACTCCATCAACGTCCTACAATCTGGTAAGGTCAAGCACCTCGTGAAGTGGGCTGCTGTATGGCCGAAGTGGATACGTGCCGTGTTCGCTGCTGGTGGTCACAACCCACGCAGCAAGCGCACCGCTGACGAAGCCAAGAAGAACAGCAAGGGCGGCGTTCACGATGGCCTTCGGTTCTACTGTAACCGCTGCAACTCATGGAAGGACAACGACGGCGACGTGACCTCAGATTTCGGTCCCGAGTGCCGTGGCTGTGGTGATGTCACCGTTCGCGCTGAACGCATCGGTGAGCAGTCCGACAGATACGAGGCTAAGGTTCGCATTCCTGTCATCCATGACAAGCATTGGTCGATGAATAGCGTCACCCTCAAGGGAAACAGCAACGACAGCGGCGACATCATCGCGGAGAACCCATACGACAACAGCCGTTCACGCCCCAACTACAACGTGGGCCGATTGGCCCGAAAGTTGGGCCTCGGCTCAGGCCGATTTCACCACCGCATCATGGCAACCGTCATGACGCAGAATGAAGGCTACACCCATGAATCACGCTGGTTCGTTTGGGTTGCTGTCCCATGCTCCTCAGATGGTGACATCAAGGACAAGCAAGCGTTGAAACTCAGCAAGTTGACTGTGCCAGAATGCAACGAGATGATACGCACTCACAACCAGTTGCAGCACCGTCATGCGATTATCAACGCTGATTGGAACGGCATCACGGGCGCAAAACCCGCAGACAGGAAGGCACTCAAAGCCATCAAACTTTGAAAACCTGAATCCGGGGGGTGGCTTCGGCCACCCCCCACCTTTTTTTTGTCTACCCTCAGACACGACCTCAGAAATACCGTTTCCTTGCGTGAGGATTGCGCTCAGAGGCCGTTCACCTATGAATAGGTCCAGACCTACCACCGCACCTATGAATAGGCCTCAGAGCGATTCTAAGCACTCTTTATGGATTTGGTATCTCTGCGCCTCCAAAAATAACAAATTATCTCGCCGCCACCATAGCCCAGCACCTCACAATTTTTTTTACAAAAAAATTCAAAACCAACTATATATTATCTCGTTTTTCTGACTACTCCGCCGACACCGCCACTATACTGCCGTGGCAGCGTTTGACCTACACTTCCGCCAATCCATTCGCCGCCCGTCAAACTGCCCATCACCACAGGCATTGGGTTGTTAGGAATCTGCAACTGGTCAACGGCGTGTGCGAACGCCATAACTGCGTCGTTGTGTTTGCCCAAGTCCACAATCAGTCCATCTCTCCACGCATGGGTTTCTAACTCGGCCAGCAAAATCTCGACCAGTCGTCGTGTGCTGTCGTCGCCATACGGAAAGACCAACTTTTCACGCTCAAACCAGACCCGCAATCTATTCATCAAGCCCTGCTTTAACGTCCGATTACTTACCCGGCTTTTCTTATAATCTACAACTGCACCCTTCTGCGCCAGCAAACTTTCATACATCTGCTGAAAACCTACATCTTCGGCAGCAAGGGGTGGATTACCATACGCCTTAAGCAACTCAATCAGCACATCAGCCTGTCTATCTGGTGGGAAATCATTACGACGCCACAAATTGACCAAGTGGACAAATCCCTCAGAGTCCTGACGCACCACAGCAATCACAGAATAGTCCTTACCCAAGCCATGAGATGGGTCAAACCCAATAACATACCGTGAGTCATCGTGTAACTTCTCTGCCTCAATCACTCCATCCATGTTTAGATTTTTACGAATCAACATACGGGGATATACTGCTGCCTCATCGTCAACTACTCTACACAAATACTCTTGAATAAAGGACAACTCACCCATCGCTTGTTTCTGCTCCATTAGGAAATCAATAGGTCTATACTCAGGCCACAACTCTTGTGGTGAATTATTCTCAGGGTCTTCTTTGTATTGGTCCCAGTTTTCTACGGCACTCCACACACCACTCTTCCAGACCTCGCTTTCGAGCATTTCTGTGTGGTATAAATCATTCATACTCATAGGTGTGCCAACAACATAGATGCTTGTGCCGGGACTGAGCATGGGTGTGACCTTCTTACGAAACCATTCGCGGACAACATTCATGTTCATGTCGCCCATATCGTCCAGAACGTCATCAAAAGCGATAGCCGCAGGGTGTTCACCACGAATAGCGGACCCGACACTGGTTGCACGAATCCACGCACCGTTTGTCAACCGCAACTCTAACTTGTTACCGCGCCGTGGGTCAATATACCGCGACAACTCAGGATGACATTTTAAGTCCTCACGAATCTCTTCAAGCCTTCTAATTGCCAAGTCCTTACTGGCCGAAAACAACCAGATAGTAAATGGCTTGTTTCGCCACTTTTCAAACAGACATTGATGCAGCAACTTCACACGAAGAGTAGTGGACTTACTATGGTCACGGGGTGCAATGACACAAACTCGATGAACTTGTGAACCTTTGCGCTCACCGTATAAATCCATCCACTCGCCAATATGCTTACCCCATGTATATCCGAGCCATTTGTAAAAATACTCAATGTCTGCCTTGCTACGTGCCATCGCAAAAACAGAATTACCCACCACACTAAATCACCTCGGACCAAGAGCCTTTTTGCCACAATAAGGACATATACGTTTTAACGCCTTGCTTCTCAACATACGGTTAGTAGCCCAACCGCAAGCATGACAAATAGCAGCCTCCCACTCAGTCATCTTACCACCCGCATGTAACCACAGTATGTGCGAACACCTTCAACATAAACAATACATTTAGTAGCGCAGCACATCTTTTCTTTACCACACTCGTTGCACTTACGCAACTTTCGCATCTTATTCTTCGCCATTTTCCATCACCGGCGCATACAAACTACCCACTAATCCTTGTTCGCAGTCAATAATGTGAGCGCACAAGCCGGGGCGTGAACGATACCCGTGTCGTGCGTGATACCTGTCGGTTCCTGAAAGAGATGGCAACTGCACAACAAACGCGCCGTCCTTCTCGACCAAAGACCTGTGATGCAAGTGACCGTGGAACCAAACGTGGTTTTCACACATGCCCCACTCCTTGCGCTTTTCCTGACTCATAAGAGAAGGAAGCCTTGCTGGTTTAATGGAATCGCCGTGCGTAAAGCCCAGTAGATTTTCGCGCCACACCACATACTGGCGTGTGCCAGCGTTGATAACCACTTCTACATCCTCAGCATTCTCATACACGGCACTCAGATACATCATAAGTGCTATACTGGTCATACGGTCGTGATTACCCGGCATGAAAACAACCTGCACAGGAGCGACAGCGCGTAGCATTTCGATATGTTCACGAGCCATTTCGCAACCACTCATTACAATCTGACCGGGAGAGCCAGCCACATCTTGCTGAGTCCCGCGTGTAGTAGTAGCGGCATCAGTATCGACATGGAACCAATCGCTACCCGTAGGAACAATAATCTTTTCAGGTTGGCCCGGAAGACGACCAATCAAGTTCTTGGTCTTACTAACCAGCCTCTCTTTGGCAATTTCAAAGCCATACGCCTCGCCTGTTTCGTCTTGCCAGCCATACATACCCCAGTGGAAGTCCGTAGGGGAGATAACTGCGACATACTCCGCCATAGCAGCCTCTAACACAATTGGTTCATACCGCTTAGAGTGGTCTACGTTAGCCAACAAATTGCGGAACTCGTTAAGAAGATAGTAGTCCAATTCGTTAAACGCCTCGGCATCCTTTTTCATTTGAGTCATCATCTTAGCCTCAGCCTTCTTCATGAAAGCCATACGTTGCTTTTCGATAACCTCTTCAATCAAGTCGTCTATTGGACGAGCAAGCATATCGCCGTCTGTAAATGGGTCCATTTCATGTTTCCACTCATGCACCCGAACATACTCAGCAATCCACTGGCGAGGAAAGTTGAACTTCAACGCCATCTGACTTACAGTGTAGCCCTTACCCATGAAATCACTATATGTTTCGCGCATAAGCCTATGTGTATTACCATCAACAACAACTAAACCAGAATTAAGGCTGGTGATATATCTATCATTCTGCTTATCATGATAATAAGGCTCAGTCATCAACCAATCTTCTTCTATGTCTTTGAAGTCACTTGGGTTAGGCAACTCCATTTTATTTCTCAGCAACCAATTACGAATGTTTTTTCGCCAACTTTCTGCTGCTACTTGTTTATCATCAACGCTGGACAAAAATCTCGCAAACTCAGTTAAGTTACTCCAACCTTTTTCTACATGGGAGCGAATCAATGCTTCAACATACATCGCTCTCGCCGTTTCATTTCCCGCCATAAACCTACTAAATGCCGATTGGGTTATAAATGGACCCGTTACGTTATTTGATTTTATTGTATTTGCAGCCCCAAAAAGAATTAAACGCACTACTGAATCGCAAAATTGCTTATTATTTTTTTACTTCATTAATGTATTAAGGTTTTTCCTAATAATCTAAAACATCTTTGAACAAAAAAAACAATTAAACAAATCGCATTACTGAAACCCATTGATTTTTTCTGACAAAAACATAACTAAGAAAAAGAAATAACTATGGCGAATGTTCATACAACGCGCGAACCCTGTGCGGACTAATGGACGATAGAGAAATCTTGAACCGCCTATACCTCATTCAAGGGAGGCTGGACGAACAGTCCCGCGTATTCAATGAGTTCCGCACTCATTTTAAGCCGATTTACGACAACTCGGCCCGTCTTTTGTCGGTCGAAACCAAAGTTGACGAGATGCAAAAGGACATACGGGAAATCAAAAACGGCCCACTTTACTCCGTAGACCGTGCAATCAACAAAAAAGTGGCAAAAAGTGGTGGATTATTGGCAATTTTGCTAATTTTTCTACAATCTATCACAATGATTTAAGAACCACCGGCAACAGTAGCCTTTCATGGCAGAGCGTCAGCGTCGATTTTCATTCTTCCGACGAAGAAACGTCGAGGCAGAAGAAAAACCACAAGAGCGCATCTCTACTAACACGCCCCTGCGTGTTGCTGCTGGTATTCCTGACATCATGCGCGACACCGAGGTCTTGCAGAAAGACAGCAACTTTGACAATGAGTTTGACCTTTACGACAAAATGATTAAGTTAGACCCAGAACTCAACGGCGCAGTCCGCGCAGTTTCGCTTACAGCAAACAATTACGAAGTGGATTTCTCACGCGGGAAGAATACTACAATACGAAATGCTGTCCAAGAACTAATGGACTCTATTGAGTTTGATGACTTTCTCATCAATGCTATGCGCTCACTTATGGTATATGGAAATGACATCAACAAAATTGTTGGACGGGCTGGTGTAGGTATAACAGGAGTGCAAAGCGTTCCCGTCAAGCAAATCACAATTGTTGACGAGCGTGGCGGTCTTGGCTCTTACTTTGTAGCAGACGAAGATACGCCTATCTCACGCGCAATCACATACATGCTACGCGAAGGCACAATGTATGAACAGGCGTTCCCTGCTGACGAAATGCTACACATCAGGATTGACTACCGGTCTAACTGGTTCACCGACAACAAAGGTCGCCGCACCTACGGCGTGTGGGGTGCTTCCCGCTTTACCTCGCTAAAACAACCTATACGCGCAAAGTATAACACAATTAACAACCGCGTTAGCCTTGAAGATGCGATGACCAAGCAGTATATTACTATTGACAAATCTGCTATCGAACACATCCAAGACCCTAACGAGCAAAAACAGCGGCTACAATACATCATAGACGAGGTCATCAAACTTTTCGATGGACTGCGAGGCGACCAAATCCCCGTCCTACCCCACTACGTGCAACTACACCACGTTGATTTACAAAACGCAATCCCACAATCGTCACAGTTTCTTGACAGTATTAACGCTGACATTGCCGCTGTGCTACAAGTCCCTCGTGTTGCTGCGGGTCAAGAGCAGGGTAGCACCTTCGCAGCCACCTACAACGCTAACTTATGGGCCGTGCAAGCAATTAGCCGCCTCCAAAAGATTCTTGGCGAGGCAGTTCATGAACTTTTTTCAATGCACCTTACACTGAAAGGTATTGAACACTCAAAGAAAGATATACCCCCTATTCGCTTTGAGGCAATGAACGAAGAATCGCCTCTTGCTATGATGCAACGCGCTGTTCTTGGTTATAACGCTGGCATCATTACACTAAATCAGGCTCTTGACATGGTGAATCTACCAGTAGCAGGACGACCCGGTAACACACGTAAGGAAGGTTCAAACAACACTCAACCAATGGGTGAGTTGCCCCGTGAGGATTCACAGCCGGGGGCTTCGGAGATGAGACAAGATGGTGAAGGAAGGTAAGTCGTTTAATGACCGTATGGTTTCGCGGACGGTTCTTCCCGTCATTTATCTGTGGATGCTTGCCGCCGGAGCGGTCGTCGGTATGGGTATTTATGCTCCTGATGTGGTTCTCACTAATTTGGACGGCTTCATTGCCCTAATCGCAATTATTGGTGGCGTAGCGGCTCCTGCCTTCAACACACTATTACGCATGTGGGAACAAGAGCAATCAAAGGAAGGCGACGAAATCCCAACAGATTCACAACACGAGCGAGATAGAGAGGCCGCTGAACATGAACATCAAATGGAGATGGAGAAGAGAATGGAGAAGCCGTGGGGTGGGGGCGATGAGTGACCAACCTGATGACTTCGATATGTTAGTTCGTAAAGCCAAAACACTCGCAGAAGCCACAGGTCGTAGCGAAGAAGATGTTCTTGCAGACCTCATGGATGATGGTGTTCTCAATGAATCCAACAAAGAAAAGCGTGACCTTGTATCTGAACTAAAAGAAGCAGCAGAACTTATCAACACAGTCCAAGCCATCAACAAAGAAGTATCCGATAACAAGGTCTTAAATGGTGGGGACAACAAGACAGAAGTTGCCATCGAAACCACGCTTGAAGGCGATATTGTAGACAGGGCCATCGAATCTGTCCAGCGTAAGGCCGAAAACATCAAGAAAATTATTATTCTTATAGCCCCCGTTTTCCTATTGATTGGTGGCGGCGGCTCCCTTGAAATGTTTGGTGTGACTGACTTTGTTGGTGACGATGACGAATACTACGAAGACCCTTACATCTCACCGGAAGTGTGGGGCTGCACAAATTGGGAGGCAGATAATTACGACGAATACGCTACACTAGATGATGGGTCTTGTGAATATCCTGTGTATGGTTGCACAAACGATGCCGCTCCTAATTATGACCCTGATGCCACCGTTGATGATGGGTCATGTGAACCGTTACCTCCACCACCTCGACCCGGATGCACTGACCCCGAAGCGGAAAATTATGATGATGACGCGCAGCAAGACGATGGCTCATGCACATATCCTCCTGAACCAGTATATGGTTGTATGGACTCAGAGGCAGATAACTACGACAGTGAAGCCACAGAAGACGACGGGTCTTGCGAATATCCACCTGAACCCGTGTATGGCTGCACAGATGACTCTGCCAATAACTACAATCCAGAAGCAACCGAAGACGACGAGTCATGCGAATATGACCCTGAGCCAGAGTGTGAGGTTGAAATCACCAATCACTACCGAGGCCATGTAGCCGAAGATGCAGAGCAAGATGCTATCTTAGTAGCCTTCCGTGTGGTTCCAACCGATTGCGAAGGCGAAACAATCGAAATTGATGTTGACATGCACCCTCCGGGTGAAGACGATGAGGTTGACTACCATCATTATGTAACTGTATCTGGCGATGAACCTACTGATGTTTCCCATACTTTTGATGACGTTGCCGTGGGTGTATGGGTTCCCCGTATCACAGCAATGATTGATGACGAAGAAATTGAGCGGATTTGGATGTGGTCTATCGAAGTAGAAGAACAACCTTGCGAGATTAACCTATATGGTATCAACATAGGCACTAACAACACATCTGCTGTTGTATTCTACGACCTTGATTGCGGCACAGAGCCTAATGACTTAGATGGTTACAACGTATCTGTGCAGTTCCTCGTATATTCTGTGAACTCAAGTAATGGGACTAATCCTCCCATCCAATACAACACTTCTTTACATTATGTTCAGGGTTATGCAGATGACCCTCAGATGCTTCGTCTAAGTAACTTTACTGATGGTAACTCTACTCATTATGATTTCTATTGGTATGCTATATGGGAAGATGCAGACGGAGAGCAGCAAATGATGGAGCGCAAGTGGTTGAACAGGGAGTTATCCCCATGAAGTTCAAAGTTATGAGCGAAAAGCAAATTAGTTCTACCACTGACAACTTTGTAACGGCTGAGGAAAAAGGCTATCCTGAAATCGTTGCGCCGCTCACCTATTTCGTAAGAGTTAGTCACGAAGAAGTGCTTGGCTATACATCATATAGGGACATGGGTGGTTTTTACTTCGTAGGTAATACATTTATTCATCCTATCGCAAGAGGACAAGGCGTGTATGGTGAATTACTTTCACACCGGAACCGCTGTCTTCCTGAAAAACCAAAGGTTACACTTGTCAATCCAATCAACGGGACTAATCCAGAAATACTATTTGCTCAGGTTGAGAAGCAAGGTGGTGTCAAAGTTACTTGCTACGAAGATGTCGCAGACATTATGAGCAAAGAAATATACGAGCATTTGGTAAAGTTACCAATTTTTATTTACAGGTGATTACATGCCAACACGCGGAGCAGACGAACCAAGAGATAAGTTCCTTACTCGATGTATGTCCGACTCAAAAATGCT